CCAAGCCAGCGCAGGTCAAGGTTGGCCGCCGCACTGTGGATAGCGCCATTGTGACGGTTTCCAGCGTGGTGAATGCTGCAACCTACACCATCACGGTTGCGGGTGAAGCCTACAGCTATACGGCTGACAGCAGCGCCACGGCGACCGAGATTGTAACCGGCCTTGCCGCTGCAATCGCGGCTGATACGAATGAAATCATCACCGGCACGGTGGTAGGCTCTACCCTCTCGATCGAATGGACCTCGGCCACGGTTGGCGCTGTTGTGCTTGGCAGTCGTCTGGCATGGGGTGCAATCACTGGTGATAGTGCTACGGTTTCCGCCGACCTGACCGCCATTCTTGATGCAGACGCAGATTGGTATGGCTTGGTTTTAGCCGAGCGCACCAAGGCAAACCAGCTTTCGGCTGCGGCTTGGGCGGAAACGACCGAAAAGCTGTTTATCGCGGCAAGCAGTGAAGCAGGCATTTTAGTTTCCGGCACGACCGATGATCTGTTTTCGCAGTTGCAGGATGAGGGCTACAATCGCACCGCCGCAATTTACAGCGCAAACGCTGGCACTGAATTTCCCGATGCAGCCTTGGCTGGGCGTTGTCTGACCATCCAGAGCGGTTCGGAAACTTGGGCTTTAAAGTCGCTATCTGGCATTACCTCGGACAATCTGACCAGCACCCAGCGCGCTACGGTTCACGCGAAGGGCGGAAACACGTTCGACTTCTATCAGACCGGCTTGACGCTGACCGCACCGGGCAAGGTTGTGTCGGGCGAGTGGATCGACGTTATCCGCTTCCGTGATTGGCTTAAGGATCAAATTCAGGTCAACATGGTCACCATGATGATTGGTCGCGACAAAGTGCCCTACACCGATGCAGGCATCCAGCTTTGCGTCAACAATCTGCGGGCATCGCTTGCGGAAGGCCAGCGCGTGGGCGGCATTGCGCCGGACGAACTGGACGCTACCGGCGCAAACGTCCCCGGCTTTACGATCACATATCCCAAGTCCGCTGATGTATCCAGCGCTGTGAAGGCAACCCGCACTTTGGCACTTTCGTTCAAGGCCCGCCTCGCTGGCGCTATCCATGCCACGACCATCACCGGCACTCTGGCCTATTCGCTGTAAGGGAGATTAGACAATGGCTTCTTTGACCGGAACTTATGACCCCTCGCAGGTTATCGTTAGCGTTTCTGGCGTATCGCTGCGGGGCTTTTCTGATGGCGATGCTATCGCAGCTAAGCGCGATGAGGATATGTCCAGTAAAAAGGTGGGCATTGATGGCAAGGTTGGCCGAGCGCGCAATGCTAATAAAAGCGGGACGTTTGAATTTAAGCTCCTGCAAACCAGTGGCGCGAACGCTGAATTGTCGGCACTGATCGCGGCTGACAACCTGCTGGCTGATGGCTTGGGGGTGTTCCCCATTTCGATCATTGATGGATCTGGCGCTTCGCTGGCCTATGCCTCGCAATGCTGGGTTAAGACCATGCCCGAAGCCACGTTCGGCAAGGAAGTGGGCGAGCGGACTTGGGTGTTTGACGCTGCTGATCTGACCATCGTTCACGGGGGCAACTGATGACCCAGACGTTCATCATCGGCAATCGTGAGTTTACCGCGCAGCCTATGAACGCCTTTGCCGCGTCCAAGATGTTCCTGCAAATCACCAAGCGTGCGACCCCCTTGCTTGCCGCTCTGGGTGGCAAGGGGCTGGCTGATCTGGATGTTGCGCAGATTGGCGAGGTGTTCCCGCCTGAAGTGCTTGACGAAATCGTCATGCCGATGATGGCTGAAAGCCGCGTTTACGCGAACGAGGCCAAGAAGTTCATCAAGGATGAAGCCTCGGTCAATATGGTCTTTTCCCATGAAGACTTGTTCGACTTTTTCGAGCTGGCTTTTGAGGTGGGGCGCTATCAGTTCGGCCCTTTTTTTCAGAAGCTGGCGGCGCGCTTTGGCGTCAATCTGGCCGATCTGGCGGGCAAGAAGGGCTAGAGAAGTATGGGGCGCTGCATCCCGACCTAGATCGGGATTTGTGGGTGTGGCGTCCTATTCTGGCTGGCAAGTTTACGCTGACTGAAGTTAAGACCGGCATTGCCACTGTGTCGGATATTCTGGCGATTAACGCCCTGATGGATATGCAGGCGGACATACAAGCGGCGCAGGCCAAGGAGGCTAGTCAATGATCGTTCGGGAACTGATTACGCGACTTGGCTTCAATGTTGACAATAGCTCCCTTGACCGCGCGGACGGGCGATTGCGCCGGATCAGGGGCGAGGCTGAAAGCGCGGCTAATGCGTTTGCTGCCATTGGCGCTGCCATTGCTGGCTTTGCTGCGGCGCGTGGTTTGGTGGCTATTGCAGACGAAATGCAGAGCATCCGTGCGCGTATTGAGGCACTTCCCCAGACCATAGGAGACGCGGCGGCGGCATTTGATGTTGTGGCCGATCATGCCAGCGAAACGGGCCTTGCTATCGAAGCCTATGCATCGCTCTATACCCGCGTGGGGAATGCGGCGAAGGATTATGTCACCACGCAGCAAGACCTTTTGCAGGTGACCGACACTCTAGGCAAGGCTCTGGTGGTGGGCGGGGCTAGCGCGCAAGAGGCCAGCGCAACCATGCAGCAATTCGCGCAGGCGTTGGCGTCTGGCGTTTTGCAGGGCGATGAGTTCCGATCCATGGCGGAAGCTGCCCCGCAATATCTTGACCGGCTTGCGGAGGAGATGAAAATCCCGCGTGAGCAGCTTAAGAAAATGGCCAGCGATGGCAAGCTGACTTCCCGCGAAGTGATCGCCGCAACTCAGCGCATGGCCGACTATTTTGACGAGCGGTTCCGCAATATGCCCATGACTGTTGGGCGGGCGATGACTGTTGTTAGCAATCGCTTTAGCAAGATGATCGACCGCATGAACCGCGAAAGCGATGTTATCACTATGATGGCAGGCTTTATTGTGGACGCCATGGACGCGGTTGAAAACGGCATCAACAAGGTGATCGAGGTGGTAGGCGGAGCAGACAATGCTGTTCGCCTGATGATCGCCACGCTTGCCGCTCTGGCGCTTATGGCTGGCGTTGCTTTGGCTCCCATGATTGCAGCCGGGATTGAGTTTGTAGCCGTGGCGGCCTTGATTGCGCTGGCGCTGGAAGACGTGTTCACGTGGCTGCAAGGCGGCGACAGCTTGATTGGCGCTATGATTGGCCCATGGTCGCAATGGAAAGATAACGTCTTAGGCACGTTCGATGCCATCATTGATGTCGGCAAGAGCCTGTGGAACATTCTCGAAAGCCTATGGAAGGGCGACCCTGCGGCGCTAATTGATGGCGTGGCGAAGTTCTTTACGTCCATGCGGGCCTTGGGTGATAACCTCGCGCCGATCTTGCTTGCGGCTCTATCCGCGCTCTGGGATGGCCTGAAAAACATAGCCAGCGCTATCATGCGCGCTCTTATCACGGCGTTTGTGGCGGCTCTGCAAGCGCTGATCGACGGCGGGGTGGCTGCGGCTGGAACGATTGGTGACGCACTGCTTAATGCCATCAAGGGCGCAGGCTCTGGCATCTGGGACTTTTTCACCGGAGGCGGCCCGAAGGTGGCTCCTAGCCAAATGACGGCGCAGGGGATGGGCAATAGCGCGGTTAATCAGACGAATAACACAAACGTGACTGTTCAAGTTCCTGCTGGCACCAATGCGGAGCAAAAGGCCCATATCGAGCGCTCGGCCAAGGCGGCGTTTTCGGCTGTGCAGCCTGCTAATCCCCGCGACCTCGCGGCGCATGGGAGGTAATCATGACGATTGGCCTATATTTCGGCGGCGCTGGATTTAGCCCCACGTTTGGCAATGACCTTGGCAATATTGAGTTGGACGCGGTGCTAGACGAGGAGCATAACTGGAAGGCTGATGTAACGTCTAATCCGGTGGAGGAAGGTGCTCCGATCACCGACCATATCCGTGAATTGGCTGACGAATTTCGCCTGCGGTGCTTTGTGAGCGATGCGCCTTTGACGCTTAGCCAGACTGTGGCGGGGCAATACAATAGCGGCACCTCTGGCACTCGGACGCAGCCTATGTTCGATCTGCTAAATGCGCTTATCAAGGCGCGTGAGGTGGTGACTGTCTACACCAAACACGCCATCTATTCCGACATGGCTATCACCGAGGTATCTATCCCGCGTGGGCCGCAAGACGGCGAGGCGCTGGAATTTACCGTGTCCTTCCGCGTCATTCGCACTGTGGCGACCGAGACTGTGGCCGTCCCTGCGGGCATTAGCGCCAAGCCTGCGGCAAAGCAGGGCGGGGCAACTGGCAGGGTGGCTAAGAAGGCAGCCCCTGCTAAAGCTGCGGGGAAGAAGCAGGCTGCGACCGCCACTAAGCCCACCGCTGTGGAAAAGCTCCAATCCACCCTATCGAAGTGGTTTAACTGATGGCTAGCTATTGGAAAATCCCGCTATTGGCAGGTGTGCCGGATCAAACGCTATCGGTTGATCTGGACGACACGACCTATAACATCCGCGTGGTCTGGAACGATGTCGGCGGGTTTTGGGCCATGGATCTTCTCACCGCCGCCGACGATGTGATTTTAACCGGCGTCAAGATGGTCAAGAATTACCCGCTGACCGGAAGCCATAAGAATGCCTACCTGCCATTTGGTGACTTCTATCTAGTGGAGGAAAGCGGATATCTGGCGCGGCCCAACT